CTGTGATTCATCATTAAAAATCGCTTCCTAAGATTGAAAATCTTTGTGATTCGCATCACAAAAACAAAATTCCTCTCGGAAGTGATTCTTTCAGAATCATAAAGTCATTGTGATGACTATCTTACATGTAAACATGTAGCTAGAGGGAAGCCCTCTAGACTGCTGCTGGAAAACTATTCATCACTCCATATGTTGGAACGTGACGAAAGTACAGCAAATCAAAGTCAGTTCCTGCTCCGGCATAGAAGTGTGTTCTCGAAGCTTTCGGTGGAGTACCGTATTCTGTCGAGAGAGACCACTCAGCAGACCACATATCGAGTGTGTTGCTGGGACTTCTACCAGAGTTAGAATTGACGTAATGATTGTCGGTGGGTGTAAATTTCAACCCGGAGTAAAATGGCATTTGCCAGTTTGCAGTTCCACTAACTGTGGTATCTGCAACCAGACAGCCTGCTCCAGATGTTCTCGAGTTGACGAACCAATTCCGTGTGTTACTTGCGGACGTGGTTGAATCCCAACTCGGTTGGGCAGTAGCGTAGGCGATAGCACCCTTATCTCGCACTACAGTAAAATGTCGAATACCAGCCGCTGACCCGGCATCAGGATTCGCAGTCCAATTCACCGAACCTCTATTCCCTACAAAAGCAGGGCACACATAGTTCAAAAAGTTGCCGTTGGTGAAATTAAACTTTCTTGTTGTGGATGTATCAATAATGCCCTTCGCCGTTGACAATGCTGAGGTGTCCCACCCAATGGGGGGTGGAATTCTTCCCAGAGTCAGAGACTGAATGACGTAGTTGTAAGCAGTGGCTGAGTAACTTGGTGCGAAAGTCATAATTTTACAGTTACGTCGAAGGAGAACTCTCAAAGACCCAATCCTCTCACCCATATATGTTAAGTACAGGTGATCAATGGGTTGAGAAATTTTCCCAGACGCAACCATAGTAGTTCCAGACTCGCCCTTGTTTTCATCCTCACCAGCTTGCAATTCAACATCGTCTCCCCCTTGAATCTCAGCACTAGTCAAATTCTCAATGCCGACTGACGTGGGGCTTGCAAAATCCAAATTCTCTGCTCCTCTAGCAAACACGAGAACTTGAATTGTGGAAGAGGCTACAGGAGCAGACAATTGAGTTTGAACGCGCAACGTGAATGAACCGTTCGTGAAACCTCGAGAATGAGCAAAATAGCTACTTCCCCACATCCTCGCCGCACTGGTGAGCAATGTAGCGCGATTGTTGGTGCACCAGCTTAGGTATTGTTGGTAAGGAATTCTGATCTCAACGTCAGGTTGCTCTCCAATATCTATGACTTTGGTCATGACAACATTGGAGGACACCTCGTCGTCCACAATATTCGTTGAGGCGGTACCATCGGGATCAAACGAAAAACGCAATCGACCCTTATGATACTGGGAACAAATGATCCGGAAACGGAAAATAATGTCCCCTCGCCAGTAATTAAACATTGTGGAGAGCCAGCACATCGGCAACATGTACAAGTACTGGTTGGTGTCAGTCGTGGCGTCATACAGTTGGGGAGTCACAGCACAATTAAACAAGAGGTCGTCTTCAGAATCAGAAGTAGACCAATTGAATTGTGTCAAATAACTCTCCTTTTGTGCAATGTGTGTGATGGGTAACTCATCCAGGGGTCCAAGGCCAACTGATCGGTGATCAATGGTAAGCTCATTCTTCGCATCTACAGTGAGCTTCTCAATAGGAAAACCAATCTCCGTTGTTGCCATTGGAGGGGCGGACCTCGGATGAAATCCCTTCTGATCCTCAATCACAGGAACGTTCGTGAAACCGAACAGTTTTGCAATATGAGAAACAGCAGTTGCGCCAATCTGAGTTGCGGTTGCAAAACGACCAATGACAGGAACAGAACCAAATTTGGCGGCGATATTAGCAATAGCAGACGCTGGCCTACTGATAGGACCATCATCCGCATACTCATCACCTCCTTGCAAGGCTGTCGCAACACTTGGTCCACTCAGCACCACCTCCTCTGCCCAAGCATACACAGCAAAGGAAATGCCCGCTCCTGTGATGCCAGTTGCACTCTGCAATTCTGTGATGGCAGTGAAAGTCAGCTTCCCCATATCAATGAAATCTTGAGCTTCAGCACATCGTAGATAATTGGCTGGCCAGAAAAAGGGGATAGAAATCTCAACATTTTCCGGATGCTGGGGGTAAATCATAGCACGTAAAGGTAGCTGAGAAAGAGGGATCAACTTTTTGAGTGTCGAATCATCATGAATGAATCCCGGGGAGAAATTTTGAAGTGGGGTGTAAGAAGACATTGCTGCTCCATAATAAAATGGGCTGGCATTGAATACTATTCTCACTTTCAAATTTGCCTTAATGAAAGCCCAGTTGTTGAGCTTGTACTTCACTCTGGCGTCATTGAAATAATCCCTCCAGGGGTACATGTAGGTGATTGTACCAGTCGAATCACTTTCTGTCCAAGTGAATGATCCAATTTTGACAGGACGCATGAAGAAGTCCTTCAAAGAGACTGAATCCATGGCCATCTCATCAGAGATTTCTTCTGATTCATATGCCTTGGTAATCAACTCAGGACTCGCAGCATCCATGAATTCAACTGTTTCATGATCATCACCTGCTTGCAACTCAGGATCAGGAGAATACCACTCCTGTCTGGTGGTGAAAAGGTCACCACACCCTTCTGACTTTTTATGTGAGTCAAGCACAGAACAATTTTGGTTCGCAGGACAAAAATAATCTCCAGGGGTAATCCCAAACCCAAGGAGATGTTTGGATATGACGATACTAGGAGTTGACAAGCAGACTCCTTTCTCTCCACCCAACAGCCTCAATCCACATATATCCGTAGTGGTTGGGATCACGTTGGTAGGGACCATTGCTTCGCTTACGCCCGATATAGTCAGACCGGGAAATTTGGCGGAAACCTCCCGCCAGGGGACCAAGAACAAGATTTTAAACCACCTCTTGGACAAAATGGTGAAAAAGAAAATGATCAGCGCCAAACAATGTGGACCAATCACCATCTGAAGAAAGTCGGCGAAGTATGGTTGTAGAACTGGCACAGACAACCCAACGATAAAGGGGAAGAAAAATGAACAAACAATTCTCTCTCGACGTGGGACGCTCTTAACTGCTTCCCTCACCATTGCACGCATGAAATAGATGTAAGGAACGTAAAAGAAAGCCAACTGTGGTAGCAGCTTCAACACCGTCAACACATCCAATTTGTTCTCTTCATCACAAATGGGATTGACTGCTGAATCCATCAAATCACTCTCACAGATGGCATCATCATACCCTCCTTGGAGTTCTACTGGACTATCCTCTGCCTCCTCAGACCAGTCCTCCTCGGAAAATTCCCCATGCTTACCAAGATACCATTCTTTGAGCCGAGCGTAGGATTGGAACTGAGAGGGTTTCACAAAGTCCCTAAACCGGGGCAATGATGCTATCTCCAAAATCCACTTTCTCTCAACCGTGTGATGATCTTTTCCGTGGAAGAACGCCTCTCTTAAGTACGTATCCATCGAGTCTAGTATCTGAGCCTCTTCGCACACAGATCCAGACGGAATATTGTACATGAGACTCCTCTGCGAGGATGCCAATTCCAAAGGACCAACAATGTGCTTCAGTTCGGGGTCATATACGAAACTCCTCTTCAGAAATGTGACCTG